AAAATTACTTAGACAGTATATCTTATCTAAGTAGGGCTGTTGTCAATCAGCCCATTGTAGTGCCTGACTCTGTTAGGTAATTACAAGCCTCCTCCTTTATGGGGGAGGTAATTGACAATTCATCCTCCACCCACTTGAACCGCTTCCAACCATTATCAATATACCTATATAATTTACCTTGTTGCCCTATCCTGAGTTCTGAGTTTGAAGGATATAGTAATCCACTAACTGATATTACTTGACCATTATCAAATGTGAATTGTAAGTAGCCTCGACCATGATAGTCCAGATCTATCATTTCCCCTTCGGCAACAAGTTCCCAACCCTCATGAGATACATCATTGCTATGATCAGTCCCATCGGGTTTATCATCGCAACCAACCATTACTATGAAGGAAGATATAGTAGCAACCAAACAAAACAAAATTACAGGATGGAAGTTTTTTAATTCTCTAATTATTGCATTCATAACTGCCTCTTTTCCACTTTTATCACTTCTCTCACTATCGAATTATACCACATTGTAGATTAGCAGTCAAAGGGAATTTTTGAAAAATCAACAATTAAAAAAAATAGTGTAAGCCTCTAAAGATAAGAGACTTACACTTCCGGGATCCGGACTTGGCACTCAGTTTTTATTCAAAAATCACGTTTTACTAGTAAATCAGATATGTTTTCTACTTCTTCTGAAAAGCCCTGAAGAGGCTCAAATTCATCAAATCTGTCCCTAGTTATTTTCATATAATCGGGGTTCAACTCAATACCCACATACTTCCTTCCCAGACTCCAACAAGTGATACCTGTTGTACCTGCTCCATTGAACGGATCTAACACCAAGCATTCCTCTGTCGATGAATCTTTACGCTCACATTTACAAGGGAAAAACCAATCTGATTTATTATCTTTGAATCTCTGTGTAGGAGTTTGGCATACAGGGCAGCACCCACCTTCTGATGTCCCTGCCAATATGCATGGGCCTATTAACTCTTCGGGGTAGACAGCGAAATGAGCTTCAGGTAGAGAGGCAGTTGCCGTACACCATATGTCTCTTATGTTCATCGTTATTTCTTCGCCATGCTCTATTTTCGTCAGCATTTTTTTATAAGTTTTATCTTGAGATGCACCACTTAATGCATACTGAGGGTTGTGAAAATCTTTTCTTTCTTCTATATGATTAACGGAACTTGCTCTCTTCACAGAAATTTCTTTCTGTGGCACTTGGAGCATATCTATATCATAGAAATAGTTAGGAGTTTTTGTCAGTAAAAATAGATGCTCGTATGACTTGGCCGGCCTGTCTTTTGCACTATCGGGTTGTGGATTAGTTTTGGCCCAGATAATATCACTTCTAATATACCATCCATCTGCTCTTAATGCCAATGCTACCATCCACGGGATCCCCACCAACTCTTTTCTTTTAATACTGGATCCTTTGATAGTCTTCGTGCTGTAGCTGTCTCCGATGTTCAGCCAGAATGTCCCATCTTCTCTCAACACTCTTTTTACTTCACTAAGGATCTTCACTAAGTTATATACATATTCTTGAGGAGTCTCTTCTTGGCCTAGTTGCATAACATCGTTATAATCTCTTTGCTTCCAGTAAGGAGGAGACGTTACACAGCCATGAAAGATATTTGGATCAAACTGTTCTAATATCTTTGTCGCTGCCCCACAAAATAATTTGTATTGAAAAACTCTACGTTTGATTGGTCTAGGCATGTGTCACCACTATAACAAATAAATTAACAACAAATACATTCCATATCCCATACCCCCTAATAAGGCTACACTTAACGAAAACATCAAAGAAAATAATCCCAGAACCTCCATCAGTTTATATTTCCTCTTCTTCAACTCACGTTCTACAAAATGATATAACTCCAAAACCTCTTTATCATCCCTACCTTCAGGCATTTGTCTTGTAACAGCTTGCATCAAAGGGCCTGAATGCAGAAAATCTTGTGGTATGTTCTCAGCTATTTTCTTCTTTATTTCTTCGGGAGGATCATTGTAGATATTAAACTCATGGATAGTTTTCTCTAATTCTGCAATCTGAGCCGGAGACCATTCAAAATACTCCAACAATATCATTTTTAAGCTTTGTAGGCTGTGGTCGATACTTATAAAATTCATACCCTTAGAATGTTTAATCTTCTTAATCCCATGGTACAGAGCTATGGCCAGTTTAAGAGGATCTTTCTCTTGGGCTATTTTCCCAAGATCCATGCCTCCCATAGGATCTTGTCCCGAATTGCTATTTTGTTCAGACATATCTTCCTTAATAAACTACAATAACGATAGTCTCAACCATTAGGTCATTTTTATCGTAAAAGTCTATATCCCATTTGCCAGTAGCATCAAAAACTGCACTAACCCATCTTTTAGTAATTTTACAAGATCTCTCCGAATCATCGGGGGCCACAGCCAGTGCCTTAACTGCCTGGTCGATTAAACTAAATCTAACAGGCTTACCCACTGAAGCTTCTCCCCTGCGTTCCACTATCTCTATAGTGGTTACACCACCTGAGTCCGATGAGGGCATCGCCTGTGTCGGAGGGTTGTTTGTGTTAACTGCCTGCACTTCAGGAGTTGAATAGCTTCCTTCACTGTCACTATCCCCTTCTCCTACCAATAGTTTAATAGCGGGGAGGATAACGAATACACATATCAAAAAAATCCAAAACCCATCAATTTCTATTTTACCTGCTCGTCTCATTGAAAATCTCCTTCCAAAATACTAATTTCTACATCTCTGATTTCTAACTCAAACAATACTACAGTTACACATTGGAACAACAACACCATATCTCTTTTTGATTCGGCATGAGGGAATTTCAAAACCAACGCTTTAATCGCTTGCTGTTTATAAAGCAAATTGGCCCATATGATCTTCCTCAATCTTGCCAATACTACTTCTTTACTTTCTACACTTGCTTTAAGATCGTTTACCACGTCCCAACATTCTAGTTCACAACCTATTCTTAAAATAACTCCTGCCAAAGTTTCATCTTCGCAGAGCCTTTTTGTTTCCAGATCTATACTACTAAACTCTTGCCTGTATAACTTAAGTTCTCCCAACACTAGCACTAAACACTGAAAGAATAATATTACATCGAAATCTTCTTCATCAATTCCTTTTAGGATGCCATTGATGCGATCTTTATACTGTCTTATATCGACCCAACTTTTGTCTCTTTCAGCTTCTCTCAATATTTGCTTATTATCAACCAAAATACTTATTAACCTTCTTTGAACATATGTGGGTGGTGTTCTCTATTATACTCATCGACTTTTAAGTTATGTTCTTTAGCACTCTCACTCAACCATCCTACCAAATGCTGCATTTCGGTTCCGTTAAGAGGGGAGCCATCTGTATGAGAAGGGAATATAGGAATTAAATTTTCTGGTTTCTTCTGCATAACAAAAGGTTCTTTCCACAACTTATGCAGTTCCTCTTCTACCTTATCTCCCTCTTCTATACCTAATGCAGCTATTAGAGAGTAATACCATTCTGTATCTATAGGAGGATGAATATAACCACGCTCAAGATCACACAAACTAATAGGAGAGATCTTCATTTTATCAGCAAAATTTCTCAAACCCATCTGTGCCTTTAAGAGACGCAACTCTTTTAATTTTTTCCCGAAAAACATCTTATCCTTCTTTCCCTATCACATCGACCACTATCCCTGGTCGGCATAGTTGATAAGACTCGTTTAACAAAGAGGCATTAACAAACTTAATCCCATCTTTGGTAAGCATCCCATATTGACCATGATTGTGGCCAAAGACAACTAACTTAGGTTGGATCTTCATGATCCTTCTCATTAAAGAACTCGACCCTATCTTCTTTTGAACTCTTTTGCCAGTTTGGGGGTCAGTGTAATCTACCTGATCCATCATATTGTGAGGTGGAGAATGACATAGTAAAATATCAGTATCTTCGGGGATATGCTCCCAATATTTTTTAAGACTATCCCGATCCATATTGAATGCCCAGTTATTAAATGGTAGCTGCCATGGAGTCCCATAGATTTTCAATCCCATTATCTCGATTGCTTCATCTTGGAGGTAATGGAAATTAGCATTCATTTTAGGAACGGCCTCTGGCTCCCTTTCCCATATCCAATCATGGTTTCCTGCAATAGCCACACATTCTTTGATAGGTTGATCGGCCAACCAATCTCTAAAATCATTATCTAACCAATCTATTTGCATCTCCAAACACAATAAAGCTTCGTGTGTGGCAGGACAAAGATCACCTGCTATTAAAAGAAGATCACATTCGGGGGTAGTATATTCCAACTGACCATGAAAATCTGCTGTGCATCCTACTCTCATTATTTTACCTCATCTATTTTACTGACAGGACCATTCTCTCTTATTTTTTTATCTTCGTATGGTCCAGCTACCACTCTATAAAATTCTGCTTTAACACAGTTAATAATCCCCATTATAGTGTTCAACGTTTCGTATGACAATCCTTTTCTTTCTATAATTGTATGTAGTATACGAGTGATGATATAGTTATATTCTCCTGTGCTTAACTCTCTTGATCTAGTCAAGTTGATAATTTTTTCTTCCAGATCTTTTCTCAACGCCGGTTTGATATAAGGCATTACATCCATCCTTCCCATGTCAATTCAGGTATGATAAAAGTCGCATCTATTTTAGTTCCATAGGCCAACTCCCCCAAACATATAAATCTTGTGATCCCTTCTTCTGTAGCAATAGTAAAGTCTTTCTTATTATGATAATGACCAAATATCCAATACTCAGGATGATGGATATGATATAACTGTTCCAACAACCTCTCTGTTCTACTTATTACTTTTATCTTGGCCATATTATTAGGCTTAACAACTTGTAGTTTTACCACTGAAGGACATTCATGTGACACAACTATGCGAGGTTTGGATTTTTTATACAATTCTATTGCCGACAGCATATCAATTTCAGGTAGCTCTTCTGCTGCCCACCAAGTTTTTTCGACAATTCTAAAAGCCTTATCTATAGAATAACCACCAGAGATATAAAATATCCCTGTTGCTTCATGGTATCCGAAGTCTCCTAAATAATTAGGATGTGGTTTAGACAGTTCGGGGTTATCATGATTCCCCCGGATCCACTTATGATTAGGAGATAGATCTGGCACTATAAAACTAGCCAAAGTTTCTTTATCTTCAACATAATCATATGGGCTACCACAGCCTACACACATATCACCTAACTGCAAAGAACAATCAGTGTCTTGGGTGATCTCTACATATTTTTTGAAATTAGCATGTACGTCACCGATAAATAACATTATTTGTCCTCTCGCATTCTTTCAACCATTCAGGAGTCCCAGCTATTTCCTCATCTTGGATCCATTGTACTTCATCGGGGTAGGCTTGTCTGGGGTCATCTTTATTATCGACAATATATTGGCCTGCTCCTTGCAACTTCCCGGCATAAACTACATATCCTCGCCTGAATTTTATTCTATTATGAAACTCATCAATTGCTATTATTTCTTCACTTGCTTCTATTTTAACAATTAACCAATATCCTTTATACTGCGATTCATATGGTAGGTAATATGTTTTACCCCATGGAATCCCATATAGACCACTCATAATATCTTTATCAAAAACAAATCTTTTTGCCTCTACGTATCCTGTCGTGGGGTATCGGTTCCCCCCAATATCCATCCAATCATCGTCGATATAAACTAATATCAACAAATACCTATTATTAGAAACCATTCTGATCCTCACTATCATAGTAGTATAACTTGCCTTCTAAGGATCAATTATAATCTAATTTATTCACTTTTCAATAAAAAAAATATCCCTCCTATATTTTATAAGTATAAGAGGGATAAATGTTTATAACCACTTTTTTACGCAAGTTTTTACACTTTTACAGGTTGTTCCTGTTCTGCCGGTTCTACACTTTTAACCAACTCTGGTTGGTTCCGTTTGAAACGACATATCTTCTTCATTTCTTCCCAGAATAGCATACGATTCGCTTCATTTGGGACAGCTTGTTCTAAAGCCCTACCAAAAGAAATACTTCTTCCTACCATTTTACTAAATCTGTCTTTACGACTTTGATGGGCAACGCCGATCCCTATCACATTCTCACTTTCACGGGTATAACCCTCAATTTTGAGGATTGTACATCCGACATGAGTGGTGAATAAGTAATCTCTAGCAGGAGCATATGGCACTTTTACCTCTCCTCTGCCTTCGACCTCAACAAGAAGATATCCTGCCTTATTTTGCTTAACCATCTCTTTTCCAGAGGGAAATCTGTGCCCGTATTTTAACTTATGATACCGAAAAAATACCTTATACTCTCGTCCGTTTACTTTAAATCTCATTTGTGAACTCCTTCTATACTTTGACTAATTTCTTCTTCCTGTTCGACTTGTCATGTTCCTCGAACAGGTTTAACGCAAATTGATTGCCTTCATAAAAGGCCATTTCTTTTGGGGTATTGCCGTTGTTGTCGGTATAATCAAGATACAATCCTGCTTCTATGTATTCTTTGATTTTTTCATTGTCCCGCATAGCAATAGCTTCGTGCAACGGAGATCTACCGAATCTTGTTGCCGATTGCAGCTTGGGTTTTGTGTCTGTCCTGATCCTTCTTCTCACGACCGGAGGTTCTACAACTTCACCACTCTCAGTAATTTCACTTTCTTTTTTCTTAATTAGATCCAACATAAAATCTTTCCTGATCTCTTTTTTAGCATTAATATATTGTGATGTTTCGTTGGAGCCTGCCTCTACTTCTTGTAAATAATCTTCGGGTTCAGCATCGAAATCTAAGAACCCCTCTTTTCTCCACTTGTTGAAAATCTTATTGATGTGATCTCTGGGGACTTCGTTTCGATGAAAAATTTGTAACATGCGGTTCTTTAACATCTTATCCACATCAGGTCCCTTAATGAAGGGCAGGAGTGGCAGGGAATGACCCTACCACTCTTACCACAACTTATTACAAATTACCTTGAGCGAACTCGGCCAAGACTCTTGGGATATTACTATCCAGGCCAACCATATCCATCATTCCTGCATCAGTTGGATCTGCGATGCTAATGTCAGTAGCAGTGAATGCCAATACAGCCAACTTCGCCTCTTTGTTCATCGTTTGGCGATAACTCTTCAAAGCCTCGAAAGGATGCATATGACCGGCCCACGTCTCGTTGTCTGTCAGAACAACAAAAACGTCAACCATCATTTTCTTCCTCTCAGCATAGATCATAGGCAATGAGCAGTCAGTTCCACCGAAAGTCAAGTTGGCAGTCCTTCTTACAATGGTGTCCAAGCTATCCGAAGGAGTGATACCCAGATCTTCAAGCTGATCTCGGAACGCCATTATATGATACTGCTTTTCTGTTCTTGCGATTGCCATAGCAACCACGGCCGCAGCCTCAGCAGGAGTAATAGAAGTATTAGGAATAGGTTCCCATCCCATAGAACCACTTACATCAAGACCAAATAGGTATTTCTTACCAGTTGGCTCTACGTATTTGAATGCCTTGTAGAATGCCTGATCCATAGCATCTATCACAGCAGGGACAGGTGTCCAATTTGTTCTCATGCCTGCACCTTTAGCATAGGTCTTCATCGCTAAGATGATTGTCATTGGATGGATTCTTGCCTTCTGCAAATTTTCCTCATCAGTGATCTTATCAATCACCAATGCAGTCTCATCGGCCAAAGGCTTAATCAAACCAGAAGCAGTCATTTGACCCAAGTTACGGATCAAAGCTGTCATAGGCATCTTAGGAAGCAAAGCACGTTGAATGTCAGGGTTCTTCTGCAAATCAGGTCTTACAGATTCTCTGGTCAAATTATGATTTTTGATCAACTGCACAATATCTTTAACACTATCACTGGCTTTGCACTGCTCATGTGCCCAGATATATTTCAATCCAGTTTCTTTCAAACCAGCAATCTCAGCGGGAGCCATCCCGATAGCTTTTTGCTTCTTATCGGTCAATGCCTCTGCTTCTTTCCTCTTAGCAACTTCCTCATCAGAAGCAACTCCATGGACCATGTAGTTAAACACAGTTGCATGTTCCTCTGATGGGATAGTCAATGCCTTACCTGCTTTAGCAGGTCTTCCATTGGCTTGAGGAGGAGCAGGACGAGCCAAACGCAGCAAGTCTCTATGTGATAATTTCTTACCACCAACTGATCTCTCAGGATACTTGCAAGCTTGGTAAGCCAATTGCTCAGCTTTCTTTTGAGTGTACCATCTTCCGATAGCCCTCAAAATACCTGACGATCTCTTACCATCTTTCAGTTTGCTCACATTGTCAAACCACTCGAACATATCAGTAGCATACCTAGCCACTTTAGGCATCATCCTGTTGGCATAAGTTTTGGCAGCACGATCTCCGTGGACACTGCATACAGCCATTGCAAACACAGCAGGTCTGTTCTTCACAGCCCTACCCTCATCACTAATTGACACGATTGTATCAATAGTGCGTTTCCAATCTTTCTTCAAGCATCTTGTGATAACGTCATAGTTCTCAACCGCCAACTCTCTTGCCGATGCGTAGTATGTTCCACCTTCCGAACCGATAATCAAGAAACGATTTAGACGAGTCCAGTCATCTACCTTAAAAACAAAACCACCGGCTCTGTTTTTCTTTTGACCATCTTTGGCCTTTGCCTTTTGAGGGGTCTTTCTTTTAGTTACATGATTCGCGTAAGTCATCTTGGGTCTCCTTTCTACAATTTCACTTCTATCCTACATTCGTCTATATTAGTAGTTATACGTTTTATGTCAACACTTTATTTCTACTTTTTTCTACTTTTTTTCTACATTTTTATAAATGTCTATTAAACAAGACGTTACGAAACAAAGTTTATTTCTTTTTCCCGGCATACCCTTTCTCTTCCTTTTTATTGAAACCGAAGGATGAGCTAATCTCTCCCACCCCAAATTCCTCAATAATTGCCAACACTTCATCCACTAATCCTTTTGTCAACTTTTTACTTCTACTCTTACTTTCTATATGTTTTAGATTCAGACTGTTAATAAACTCTTGTGATTCTGCTCCTGTCCAATCATCGGTTTTACTAACAATATGATCTAATACTGGCTCTCCAAATTTCCATTCTCCCAACCTAGAAGCAAACATTTTTTTCCTCAAACTTGTTTCTAAGGCAGGAACTTCTATAACTCTATCAAACCGACCAGGCCTTTGTTTTAAAGCAACTTCAATTGTTTCAAGACGATTAGTAGTTCCTATTGTTACGGCATTAGTGATGCTATTAACTCCATCTAGCACATTCATCAACGCACCTAGATTCATCATGTCACCCCCACCACTCCTGTTCCTATCTTGCCCAAACAAATCCATATCTTCTAGAATAACGACACAGGGAGAAAGATAGTCGGCCAGCTCATAAAGAAACTTGATTGAAGAAACTGCTCGGCCAGAATTCTCAGCGATAATCTCAGGAGTAATCCATATTACAGTTTGATCAACAAGATAGTGACATATAATATGACCAGCCGTTGTTTTGCCGGTACCGGGTTTGCCATGTAATAGCAATCCTCTTTTTGTGATGCCATGACTGTTGTATCTTTTTACATTTTGAATAAAACCGAATACTTCCAATTGAAAAAGCTTTTTGATACTCTCAGGAAAATAATAATTATCCCAAGTGTAGTTCTTCTCTGTGTTAATCTCTGAGAATGATGCTTGGAACATATTAATGTCCTTCAGCTTAGATCCTCTCAGGCAGTTGTTGTCTTTAGTATATTTCTTCAACCCACCGATAATGGCTTTAGATTTCTTCACACTGGTAGTAAAACAAGTAATAGATGATCCCGCTGTTTCCAAATCAGTATACAAATATATTACTACATTGTCGTTTTTATTGCCGCTTTCATGCTCAAAATATAAGAATCCTCCTGTGCTGAAAGAAGCTTCTTTCCCCTGTATTATCCACGGATTTTTCGTTACAGGGATAGAACGACCATGCTGATCAAAATTTAATTCACCGGCAAAACTATACCCGTTTTGTTCCATATAGGATGGCAAAGTTTCCATCAGTAACAGAGTAATCAGAGGCAACGCCGTGAAGGGATGATTTTTTACATCGTTAACAGTAGTTATCCCCAAAAATCGGCACATAATCCTATAATCAACAGAACAAATAAAATCAACTTTTATATCCTCAGAGAAAGTTACTGCGGAACTATTCTCCTTTTCTCTCTTCTTATTCTTATAATACTCTTCGGCCATAGGTTTTAATCTTCCGCCGAAACCAGCAGTCTTTTCCATTGGGTCCCCCGGCTGAGCAACCTCACAATCGTCAAAAGTTTCCACTTCTTCTTTTACTTGTTGCAGAACTGATAAATCTCCGGGAACACCTTTTCCGGGAATGCCATCCTGACTTGCGGTAGTCGGACTATTCCTATTATGTTCACCATTAAAGAATTTGTCCCACTTGTCAGGATCGTCGCTATTACTTACCCGTATTGGAGGCCATGAAGGGTTCTCTGACTTAGATTCGTGCATCTCATTCTCCTAATAACCACTTTTTTAATTATACAATTATCACTATGATACTATAATATCGTCAAATAACCACTTTTCAAATATTATTTTCGAGGTTTTCCCCCTTAAAAGTGGAACATTGTATAGTAGCAAACAGTAAAGGAAATAATATGATTACAATAAATATAGATAATAACACAGTTAGAATGGGAAGTTCTCAGGTATTAGTGATAAACAGAAAACGTCTTCCCAATGCAGCTTCTACACTTTCTGTGATGTATGCCCCTGAAGAGCAGAGAAGCGATATTGCTGCTACTGCTTCTTATAGCCAACATGTCATGATCGGTGGGATACCTATTGCCACCACTTTATATAATAGTCAATATAACGCCATAAATGTGATCAGAGACGTAGGCACTCCAACAGGCACAACAGCCCACCGTACCACAACAGTTGCCACTAATCCCGATAACAAAACTGTCACTTTTGAAGGGAACCGCTTATCTGCCACTGAAAGAAATGACCGACATTGCTTAAATGTCGTAGAACAATGGGGGAGTCCGATATTTCGGACTGTTAATACCCTTACTCTTCGAGGGGTTACAATGGCCAGAGACAATAATAATAGATTCATCATAAGAGACTCTGGTTTCAATACCTCTGATATTGATGAGTATGTAGACATGGTGACAGGTGGCTCTTCTCTTACGGCCGGTAGAGTCGGTAATAATTATTATCTCTTAGTATCTCCTATACAAGAAGATGAAACAACAATTGTCTTAGGAGAAGAGTTACAGACGAATGGAGGCATGGAACTAATTGAACCTTTATCATGGGTTTTAGTAAGCTCGACCTCCGGGCAATCACAAGATCAAGTGCATTCAGGCAACTATAGTTGGAAATTTACAGTAACCGGAGCAAATCAAGGTATTAAACAAGGCTCAGGAGCATGGCGTTATACTACCATCACAGGCCGCATATATAGAGTAGTTTTCTGGATCTATCCAACAAATGGGACTATATGCACTTATACAGTTAGATATGGTGATTCATCAGGAAATATACTAGCTAACATACCAGTTACTGGACTTACTACGGATGCATGGAATCGTGTTACTTTCGATTATACTGAAACTAGAGGAGGGGGTCTTGCTCACCTAATGATGTTCTCTGGGGCAACCACTTCTGGCATTTTTTATGTAGATGATGCATCTGTTAGAGAAGTGCTATACTAGTCATAATTACACAGGTTCTATACGAGCATAAAATTTAATTGCTTCTTCTATTAATTGGGCTGCTTCTTGTGCCGGTAAAATATCGTCCCAATTTTCTAGAAACTGTTTATACACCACTTTATCAGGCATACCAGGGGCCACGTTATAATCCATATAGAATGGAGAATAAACTGCTCCCCAATCATTGATGTTATCTTTATCATGACAGGGAACCTGTATATAATCTAGTGCATACAGAGGGATGGCAAAGAAATCGTCACTATCCAACTCCCGCTCTCCCATATTCTCCAACACTATATTGACCACACCACAGTTAGATCTCCAATCAGTTAGTGACTGATAAACGAAATTAAAGACCTTCCTGCCTACTACCAGGATCCTGTGAGATATAGCAAAATGGTCTAAGGTATGAAGATATACAGAAGCATAATGGTTATGATACTTAGCTGCCTCATCCATATCTACTATTATTTTGCCCTCTCCCCTATGCATAGTCTCATCCAGAAACACAACTAACTCTATTATGTCCTGGCAAGTGTCATAGTCCCTATGCCATTTACATTCCTTTTCTATTGTCCCATAATACTTATCACGTAGATCATGCACTCTGCCATGAGGTATAACTGATCGTTCTGGGATTACCTCACTTCGGCTCATGAATTTGAGCATATCACTACGTAACATCCCTCCTCGACTCATTCTGATAAACCTGTTAAACTGCTCGGATGGATCATTGAGATACTTATCATAATATTGCACAAAATCAGATTGAATTGTAATACCAGTTCCCATGTCTATCTTCCTTTGTTATATACTTCAAACCTTTGGATGAGTTTTTTAAGATAATTATATAAAGCATTCTCTGCAACTATCTGTGCATCTATGCGAGTCTTAAAAAGCCCTCTCTGGGGCAAAGGGATATAAATCTCTTTTTTACCAATGCTAAGATAATTTTCACTGCCATGATCGTTCCTGTTCCTTAACTGAATAGACGGATAATAATCTTTATTACCAAGGCCAGTGGATACGGATAAATCAAATGTTCCCAATGAGGCATGACTAGCATGGTGCTTATCTCCGGGGACATCATCCCAACGCCACTTGAGACGCAGCCTATCCTTCCTCTTCCCCAGACGATTTCTACCTTTATCTTCTAATTTATTCACGTCACCAGTTTTAAAAAATGGAGAAAACAGCATCTTAGTAATCCGTAGTAACAGTCAAATGGAACGGATCTTTACATTCTTTTCTATTTTCCCACAAAAAAGTATCGACATCAATCATCCTACAACCAGCTCTTTCTGCCAGCATCCTACATGCCAATATGGAGACTGCTCTAATCTCACATTCCATACGAGATCCGGCAGGGATAATATCTCCTCTTTCGATCATATCGAATAATCCAACTTCATAATCAATACATCCAAAATGTTTTAACATCTTAGGAATTTGATAATCAGCCGGGATAGGAACCAAATCTATTTGGCTTTTAAAAAAACCAACTCTCCGATGCATTTGGATAAGGAACAGGAATATCCTTTTCAGGAATAAATCAGAGGATAGACCATGAAAGCTAGTTATCAGAAAAGATATCACTTTATAGATATGGTAATCATCATTCATCATATCGTATTGCAAATGGTTCAGATCTGTTAGCTTATTAAATATTTCATTTAGATGTTTAATCCTATTTTCTAACTGAGTAAACCTAGCACTTTTTAGAGTAAGAATATAATTGCCAATTATCTGCTGATAAAAATAATGAAGATCAGAGATATCATGCCACGCATTGACTTTATAAGCTGCCTCAAAATTAGAGTCCAAGAGTTTATACATTAAAGTGGAACTAGCATCGTTGTGACGTATATCATAATCTCCATACCAATACTGATAATTAATTGATGCCGCTATCAACTCATATAATATCAAATCATATCTCTGTTGCCACTCTTCCATTCCTGACTCAGCTATTGATTTAGGCATTCCGATGAAACTATTTTGAGTGAAATCTCTCTCTTTTAACTTATCACCAACATGGTCAATTTCAGATTCTTTAATAAATACATGCTGTAGAGAATTTGTAAATTTATATACTAGTTCCCATACATTATCTATATAGTTAGTTCCCGTATCTATGTAATTAATTGCCATTAGCGATATACTCCCATAACTTATCAGTGTCTACATCAATACAGATATTATCATCATCTGCTCTATTTTCCATCAACGCTCCGAACTTCCCATCCTTGTAATGTATTTTACCTTTAACCCACTTTGCCATTTCAGGGTGTAACATACAGACGGCAGCAGTAGGATCGTGAAACTTCTTTAATGGACGCTTCTTTAGGTATATACTCATACCTTCCCTCAACAACTCTCCTGCTCTAGTTTTGGGAGGCACTGACATAACTTGTTGGTGAACATCTTGATTATACTCTATTGTATGACATATATTTTTCCCGACAAAATTTCTTTCTCCAATATTTATAGCATTGATAAAGCTCAAAGCACCTTCTTTATTGCCTCTCATGTTGTAAGTAGCACAATAAGTCAATCCTTCAAATTTTTCTAAGCGAGGAACTTCTTGACCATGAACATCATAACCTATAAACCCACCTTGCATAGTGGCTCTTTTAATAGGAAAATCATTGTAATCGCAATAATGCCCTACACTTGTTGCAGGGCCTATAATAAACAATTCAGCATCAGGATATTGACGATGTACTTGATCTATAACGGATGCTCCCGGCACTGCACTCTCTTCTTTTTCTAACCATCCATACTTATTCGCCATATCTAAATAAGTTCCATGCACAGCATTTCTAGTTCTATTTACATCTCCAACACCAATGGGGGCATGTATCCTCATCTCTTTCAACATACCTTTGACTACAGCCACTTGATCAGGACCGCCGGGGTGTAGAGTAATAGCTACTATGTTAACTCCTGCCTCGACTAAATAGCACAACGCACAGAAGTCATCAAAGTCTCCACCAAAATCTGTTTCAACTATTAAATTCATTTTATGTCTCTATGACAGGATTTGAGGGCATAGCAGCGGCAGTAATAATGTTGCTCCTATGAGCTACATATGCTTGTTCTATACCCTTGTTAGGAGTAGTATCATACATCACTTTATCTCTTGATATTGTGATTACATCATCGCTAGAAAAATGAGATAAAGGCATAAAACCTAATCTCATTCGACCAGGATCTTGTGGGGACTCAGGGTCCGCTTGTACGATTATCACATGTGGTTTAGTGAGAGTGCATATCCCTTCTGCCTCTTCATAGTCACAAATCACATCTCTCGTATCTGTTAATGTCACGACTCTAATTGCACTCATGTCTTTACCTCTTTCTTTTTCAAATCTTCCATTGCTAGTTTTAAACCTTTGAGATGAGCATGGCAACGAAGGCTAACAACGTCTCCAACTCCCGGTGCCCATTCGGAAAAATCTTCTCCAAACACATCATATCCGTTATCATGTAACCATTGATGCCATTCATCTTTATTATGTAAAATGCGATCCCCGCCTGCTTCTACCAAATCTTGCCATGTTTGGCCATCTTTATATTCCGATAAATGATATTTAACCTGCTTCTCTGCTTCTTCTTCATCCCACTCTCTATACCCACGACCGTTTTCTGAGGCAGTACATTTCCCCGCAAAATAATGTAAATCACACATAGACATTCTATCCAGACTGTCCATACCTCCATTACCTGGCCATGCGTAAACTGCTTCTCCCACATCTCCTGCTACAAATAACATTGTCCCCATTCTAATATATACGATGTAGTATGTGTAAGATTTAGGTTGTTTCCAAATTATTTTTTCGATCAATTCTAATCTGTCTTTATGTTCAAACTTAATGTATTCTGCTGCGTGATCTTTAAACCACATCTTCGTATAATCTTCATAATTCATGACTGGATGCCTCCTTTATTAAGATGAACCCCGGAATTACCTTTTTGTTCATCTACTATCTTATTTGTTTCTGCATCAACTAACCTAACGTCATAACCGGGGTAAAATTCTCTTAGGCAACTAAACCACCCCTTACCACAAGATCTACTAATAAATTGACCTGCAACAGGCCGATACCAAAAATCTTTTAACCCTTCACCTGGTTTGTTTACCTCTACGTGATAGTATTTTCTCTTGGCCATTTTGAACAATCTCCTTCTTCCTCATCAACAGGTACACCCATAGCCATAAATTTCATTTCTACAGGCTCAAAAGACAGTTCCCCTTCTTCTGCCATTCTGATAGCTTCTTGAACGGCTGCATCAGCATTCATATCTAATACTACCTCTGATTGAGCAGTAACTTTATATACTTCAACTCTAGTTCTAGGTGGATTTTCCATTTTATATATCTTCTCCTGCCTTGGCTAGTCTGATGCCCTGCTCCATTCCTACCCTTACTGCAAATCCTAGAAGTTGGTCCAGAGCATCTCGGCTACATTCTGTCAAATATCTCTGCATTCTCTCTGGAGTAAAAACTTTTTTTAACTCATTATCTTTGAAGCAGTCTCCGATGCATTCTAGCTCCAGTCCCTCCTGATAAACTTTATCTCCTTTAGCCATGATTTCTCTTTTGGCAAAAAGAATAGGGTCCATTATTGCGTCCAACCAAAGAGGCTCTTTCTCAAAATATATTTTAGTATCGGGCATTTTTTTTACTCCTGTTTCTTTTATAGGGTCCGCCTTCTACGTCTTCTAAATATTTAAGCTCCCATACAGCCCACTCTAGACACTCTTTAACCACCCGATGATCAGCATCAGTATGTGCCCCATTCTTTATTACTTTTTTTAGATGATCTATATGCCTCAATAGAGTATCTTGCTTTGCCTTATGCTCTAGTGATTTCATCTTCTTTTTCTCTGGTGACTTCATCTTCTCTTTCTCCTACGCAGTAACCCTACTCCACCCAACCCCAACAGTAAAATAGTAGCAGGTTCAGGGGTAACTGCTGGGCCTGGGACACCACCTAGTATGTGAAAATAGATAGGCTCACTATATCCATAGCCTATCACTTCTCCCACTAATTTATGTTCTCCCGGAGGAATCTCCCAACCTCCCATCAACCAATCGTCATATTGATCTCCCCATATTCTCCCAGTTCGAGGAGGCAACGATAAATAACTTTTAATACGAGAACCAGGAAAAATATCTGCGGCACGATATATATCATCTATAATAAAGGTTGACTGCACACTCCGTTCAAACCCTAAATTCACTGTTTTGTTTTTATGAGGATTGTAGACACTAATCTGTATATCTATAAACTCCCCATCAAAATACCAATAATCTCCGGTAGATACGGTAATATTTAACTTTGGATTTTTAGTCAGTTTGAAGTTATCAGGCTTATCCAAAATTAAGTTAGCCTCTGCTGCATTACACAGCAGGGCTGTTATCAACAGAAAGACGATACTCGCTATTGTTATCATTAGTTTAAACTGCCATGTCATTTCTTTTCGAGATCGTTTCATGATTTATCTTTTTCTTTTTGCTCTTTGATAAACTTTAATTCTAAGACAGCCCATTTAAGACATTGGGCAACGATTAACATATCCGTATCTTCTTTAGGGCCTTCTTCAGATATCTTATCCAGACGATCTATGTATTTTATCATGGCGTCTTCTAAAGATTGCTTCACTACTAAATCTGTTATCTTCATCACTTATCCCTTCAACACTGCTAAGGGCGTTAATCTCATAACTGGCTCTACTAAATCTGACTGAGCCTTGATTACCATATCAATATCTTTGTAAGCTTGTGGAGCTTCTCCAAGATCCATCAAACCTGTATCTTTATTCTTCTTCCTGCTCTTCAACTTCTTGAATCCGTCGAAAACTATACCTTCCATGTCCTTATCGCAGTCTTCCTTTGATAAGCTTCTTGAAGCGTTCATTCTTCCCATCTTTCTTCCTGCTCCATGAGAGCAAGAGTTAAAAGAATCAGCGTTACCTAATCCCCTTACGATGTAAGAAGCAGTTCCCATAGATCCAGGGATAATTCCTAACTCACCTTTTCTAGCTGAAGTTGCACCTTTCCTATGCACCCATACATCTTGTCCGAAGTGGTGTTCTAAAGAAGCAAAGTTGTGATGAATGTTGATCTCGTTAGAGAAATCTACACCTTCTATCACTGAACATACAGATAGCTTGAAAGCGTCCATCATTCTCTTTCTATTTTCTGCTGCATACTCTAATGCCAATTGCATATCTTGCAAATAGTCTTTCCCTTCTTGACTATTAGTAGGCAAAAATGAAGAATCTTCGTTAGGAATATTTGAGTGCCACTTCTTATTTAATCCAACTGCTATTTTATGGTGATACTCAGCAGTCTTATATCCTAAATTTCTAGAACCAGAGTGAACCATAAGACAAAGAACTCCCTCAGCATCTTTTTGAATTTCCTGGAAGTGGTTGCCTGTCCCGAGAGTCCCAAGCCCATCAGCCATATAACCTACCAGCTCTTCTTTAGTTTCTACTCCTATCATTTCTTTTAATCTACTAAATGGTATTTTTGACATTACTCAATCTCCAAAAACGATTTTTAATCGAACTAATACTTCTATTTAAATACTGTGATGAATATTCAATAGTGTGATTTAGAACAAATTTATCTTGTTCTTCATTCCATGGTACTTTTCTAACTATCTTTCTCATATTTTTAGGTCTCTTCCATTTTAACGCTTCCTTAGCTTTCAACATCTTCCTATCTAAGCATAAGCAAAACTTATAATATAACTTTTTGATAACCAGTTGAGCATCTTCTTTATATAAACAAATGTTATAAATATTGTCTCTTTTGTTTCGTTTTGTTCTTTTAACTTCTCCCGTTATTTTTTCCAGAAATAACATATATTCCTGAGCTAAAATTTCACTATCTGTAGTCAAAGATAAAAAAGGAAATTTTTGGGAAGTTGTTCCTAATGAACCATCTCCATCAATAATACCTCTCCAGTAATCAATGACAGAATGCCTGTCTGATGGTGGTTTAATAATTTTACTCTTTTTACCAACTGGCACATAAGGCTTAATCCACTCTCGAAAATCTTTGTTATATATTCTTATATAAATAGACTCATATATCTGTCCATTGGTATAATTAGTTATAGTTTCTCGACTCTTTATAGTATAATTGCAAGTTAATAAATCAGCAACTTTTTTAATTATATCTTTATCCTTTTCACTAATTTCTAAAGATACTCTTCCTCTGTTTCTAGTACTAGCACTATGATGTCCATCTGTTTGTAACAATCCTACCATATACGAGATTAACGGATCTTCTAAATTATACATTTGTATCTCCTTAAAAATGATTTAATGTATTTCACATACTATCATTTCTAAGAAAAATACGTAATTCCTCTATTTATTTATCAAAATCTACATTTTTTTCTAACCACTCTTCTACCCACTCTTTATTACTCTGGAACTCCTTGCTATTATGTTGATGATGAGCAAATCCTACAGGAGTAGTAGTTTTTACTATAGAAATAATTTTTTGCAAATCTTGCTTCGATACTTCGTCTGCTAAAATGTTACTTCTAATAGACCCCATTCCACAACCAATATCCACTCCGACAAAAAATGGACAAATAGCATCTTTTAACGCACACACTCCACCAATAGGTAATGCGTACCCTGTATGTGTATCAGGCATTAAAGATACATGGTGAAATATAGCAGGATGATTAGAAGCATTTACGGCCTGAGATAGGCAGCTTTCCTCTACATCCTCTATCTTATCCAACCAAATTTTGATAGGTACTTTTTGCTTTGCTTCGTCATTTATTATAAACATAGTTATTCCTTCTTCCTACTCTACCCCTATCCAATTTGTTTCTTTTTTCGATCTATTACGCTTTGTTTAATCTTTTTATATGCTTTTTCCCCCGCAAATTTCTGATATATTTCTTCATAACCAGGGTAAAGAGTATTTTCTGTGTCATGTACTTCAATCATAATACTACTACTTTTAGCTAATTCTTGAAACTTTTCTGGATTAATAGTTTCATGTTCAATAATATAATTAGATACTTTTCGTAGGAAATCTAAATTTTGCCTGAGAATCTCCGAAGCTGCATCTTTACATTCTACTAATAAATTTTCCATCTTTTCATGAGTTTTGTCAACATCAAAAAATACGTTTCTCCCAGTAAGAGTATTAGCAGGATTTTGAATAAGTCCATTGTACCCATCAAAACCCCATTCTCTTACATAATTACTAACAACAGTAGTGGCCTGTTTTATATCGCTGGCCGCACCATTGGTTTTATTAATGTCTCCAAATACAGATTCTTCAGCAACCATTCCTGCCATAAGAACCGTTATTTTTTTCTTAAGTAATTCTTTAGAACCAACCAGAGAATGCATTCCAACATAACCACCCACTCTTTCCAAAGATGCATTCCCCACCACTTGAGAAGGAGCAAGATTAAAACAAATAGCATATGCCACGCCATGACCTGCTTCATGAACAGCAGTAACAACTCTTTGATTAAAAGATGTTTCTGATCTAATTTTATCAAGAGTTCCTTCTACCGGGTATTTAACTTCTTTCTCCCCCAAAGACGCTACAAAATTACCATCTCTGTAAGAGACCATTATTTGTACAATATTATTTATTAGACAAAACATTACTACATTGGGAATGGCATTTCCTACAGTGGCAGAAATAGTGGAAAGTACTGGCCTAACTCCCTGAGAAGGGAATACTCCATTACGATAAATAAAATCATATACTCCCTGATCTAAATCTATTTTTATCTTATTATCCTTAAAAGTTATATCCAGCATTTCTTGTGTTTTTCGTTTAATAATCTCTTCGTAACTCCTCCTGCTCAAAGATGGATAAACAAGATGAACATTCCCAAAACGAGATATTTGTTCCGGTTTAAATCTATTGCCTAAAGCCTCCTTAATGGAAATCATATTGATTCTTTTAGAAGCTGCATGGAAAATATCAGCATCAATATCGGCATCATCAGCAGTGTCGGCCATAGGATAAGCTTCATCTAAATTACCTGATACGAAAATTAATAAACGAGAATACGCCTCTCCTTCAAATGTAGTTTGATCATGCATAGCATCTAAAATAAGTTGCTGCTTTTTAGAAGCGTCCCATTGCATAATCTTAACTATATCCTCTTTTAAACGCAAAGCTTTCTTAAGATATCTGGATTCATAATAAGTCTGTTTATATTTTGAATCCTTTATCATAATTTTCTCTTCTTCTTTTTTTTTCTTGCTCTTCCGTTTCTTTCTTTTTGTTTCTTCTTTTTTTTCTTCTTCTTCTCTCTCCTGCTTATCTTCTTCCAACATGGATTCAATATAAAACTGCATTAATCTACTTTTTTGATAACCATCTGGCCCAAATTTACCATCACTTAATAAAGCCCATAAATCTTGAAATTTCACATCGGGAATATCGATTTTATGCTCATCAATGGTTCTAAATTTTTGAATCTCATCAAGTAGCAATATCCCTGGTTCATCAGTTTCAAGACTAGAATAATCAAGCACAGTTTTAATCGATGTGTCCCCCCATATATTGCCTCCTTTTGTACTCAAATCACTTTCTACAAACTTATCTCCAAAATTTAATTCTCTCACTAAATTTCTAACTAAATCAGTCTTCCCAACTCCGGTTAATCCCCATAAGCAAATAATAACGGGCCGACATATAACTTCTGGCATAATGTACCATACCTGAATATTGTCAATAATCCTATCAATAATATCATCAATCCCTATAAATTTCTTCTTCAAATTCAAAGCAACATTTACTAATTTTTTCTTACCTTCTTCTATCCTATTGATTATTTTTTCGTGTTTTATCTTTGCCATATTACATCTGACCTTCTATATATATTTACACAACATTACTTCAACATTACTTCATTGATTCATTCATAAAGTCGGCCGCTGCCTCCAAACTATCAAACACCTTGGCTCCGTTACCTTCTACCATTGTAGACACTGCACCCAGAGACTTCCATTGTCCCTCTGTGAATTTTTCTTCTCCGTCTTTTTCTATACAGACAAAAATAGTTTTATCAGGACGTTTATTTGAATCATCTACCACCTCTGCAATAGAGTAAACTCCGGTCATTTTCGGAGTAATGGTATAGAGACAAAAATCACATGTTTCTCGTTCCTGTATTTCCTGCTCCATACACTCTGAAGTCCAATCATCGACAACAGGATTAAAGTAATCAATATCTAACGAATCGATAATTGTGTCTCTCCATGTCGATTCGTTGCACGTGCCCATTAATGCTACTCTCTTATTTTTTGCTTTTTCTTGCATCTCTGTACCTCTTTCTAATACTGTTAATAGTGGTTAACTTAACGTTATATATTTTGGATATTTTTCTTAAAGAAAAACCATAATTAAACAAATCCATCATTTCTCTTTCTGTCTGATCATCTAATTTTCTACATGACTTAGATCTATTTGCTATTGCCTCTTTGGAGTGAGATCGGCCTGTCAAAGTTTTACTTATTTTTCTTTTTTGCTCCTCACTGATAGTCCCTCCCTTTAACCTTTCTGAATATCTTTTATAAATATCATCATGCAACCTACCGAATTCCCCACCATAGGTTTTATTATACCCAAAAGACCTATCATACGTATTCTTGTCTTTTATCCAGTATTTCTCTCTTTCTGACAAAGCCTCTTCTGCACATTCTTCAATAATATAAAATTCAAATGATTGAGAACCATATTTATTAAAAGAAGATTGTAAATGTCTATTCTTATGAGTCCCGTCTCTTAGCCTTCTTTTATGAAATAAAAAACGATATTCGATATCTTTGCTTAAACCTATATACATCTTATTACTTACCGTATTTTTAATAATATATATCCCTGTTGTTCCCATATCTAACTCCATAAAAAAAGAGCAAATCCTCAATCCTGAACGCCCGTAAAGGAAAGAAAAAATACTCTTTAATATATAATCTAATTTTTCTGTTAGAATACTTTAATCGGGCGTCCAAGTATCCTAACTATAATTATATATTATGTAATTAGAGTAATGTTCCTTCTTTATTCTTGGGAACTATAAATATCTATTAAATTTTCAAAGAACATCAAATATCAAACTGTTCTGCTCTGATCATCGCACTGCAATGCGATTCTACCATATGTTCTACATCTTCTAGCTCTTTCTTCATCTCCGCCAAATCTTTTTTTGCTTTTTCTACTGCACTTACTAATTTTATTTTTTCTTCTCTTAGTAATAATGCGTCATCCTCTAGTCTTTTTATTTCCGCTTTAGTATCAGCAGTTGGGCCTTCAGGATGACCAAAAATTAGATCTTGGTTCTCAAAGTTACCAACTACCCAACCTACCATATTTTTTATACACTTTTCCGAAAGATACTCTTTATCCTCTTGAAGGCACTCACGGATTGCTTCTTCAGTTACATCATCCATATCATACATTTAGGCCCACTGTAATATCTCTTTTATCTCTGCCTCAAGTTCTTCGTCTGTGTATGACTCTACCACATCTAATCTTTTATCTGATACTTTATCTCCTATTATCCATAACTGATTTAGTAAATTTCTACCATCTACTTCTGTATTATGGCATAGGACACTTGGTATAGAAGTGTCATGCCTCTCTTCTACGTAAGCTCCTGGCATAATAAACGGCATAAAACCAGCTGAAAGAAATCTTAACGCCAGATCTATATCTGCCAACTGACCAGAAAATCTTCTGTCTATCCCTCCTAATTCATCCCATGTCTGCCTATTAAAGATTGTTCCCATAGACATAACAGGAGAATTATCCTTAGTATGATCGGCTACCAGAAGATTATCCCAAAATTGCCCATGAGATTTAAACCTGGTCCCGATAAGGGAGTTTTTCATATATAGCTTATCCACATAATAACTGAACCAGTCTAAATACCCCGAAGAATAAAGACAATCATCAGAGGTTATTACTAAATATTCCCCTATTGCTTGACGAGAAGCCATTTCCACTGCCATAGGCTGCTTCGCATCCGTTACTATATATTTAAAATTAGAAGGCATAAGCCCATCAGGGGGGTTAAAACCTGCAAAGATTACTTCATATTTACTATTTCCTTCATTATTTAATAGGGAGTTATAAGTGGCCAGATATTCATCTTTGCCTCTTATACCTCCTCCAACAAAACTAATCTTCACATCTGACACAAATCTATCTCCTATGCCTACTCGTCGGTATAATCTACCACCTCATCTTTATTCTTCTCTAGTCTCTTTTCTTTCATTAGTAGATATTCATCATTAAGCATCTTCAATGTTTTTCTACCGACTGACCTATGTTCGCCTTCTTCAACAGAGGTAACAACCACACCTTCTCTAATATGCACAGTATTATTCTCGGTAGCAACTAAAGATGGCCCTTCTGACAACTTCTTTATAAGGTCAAAATCAAATTCCGTTTCGGCAATTACAGGGGCCATAGGGATACCATGAGTTTCACAAAATACTTTGAAGAACGGCCATGACACATAGTTACCATCTATCTTCAAAGCAAAAGCTGCGTAGCATAACTCATTAGGTTTGCCATAGTTCATACTCTTTAGTCCACCTGTAACACTACCGTACAACTCTCCATACAGAGTAACGATCTTCACCTTGCTCAGAAGCAGCCTATTGTGTCTGCCTCCATTTCTTTTATAACCGGCAAAGAACTTCATCAAACTTTGAACACCTTCCAGAGTATGAGGATGCCAATAGATATTCTTCTTGGTATCTTCTTTTTTAGGTTTCTTCCTTTTTACATTATGAGATCCGGCTTTGTAAATAATCCTTGGGCCGAACCATTTAGGGAACCACTTGCCTAACCAGGTACCAGTCACCCATCTATCCTGTATCTCGATACCGACTCTGCTGTTGCTCCCATCAATTTTCTCAGTGATTATTACCTTTTCTCCCTGTTCAAATATATCAGGGAAATTTCTCATATTCTCTATATTATTGAATCTCTCGAATAGAGGATCCTCTGGGGCCGCATTACCACCAGTACCTCTCACAGGAGGTTCTTATTTAGTAATACCATAATGTTCTGCTACATCAGTTCCTACTTTCCAACTCTTTTCATTGGCAACGATCAAACCAGCAGACACTTCGCCTCTTAGTCTGATCCTCTTAACCCTGTCATGGTTCTTACCAACCAAGTAATTCTTAACTCCCCATCTCTCAGCCAGAGCATCAGGGATCAAAGAGTCCGGTGGGATATAGACTATAGCATCTCCTGCCTTAAATTCATTAAGCTTAACCACACACTCCCAACCTTTGATGACGGCCATTTCCAGAGCATCAGCGTTTTTGTGATCCTTTATTTCTTCAATTTTACATACTTCTACTATTAAACTACTCATCTTTTTCTAACTCCTTCTTTAAATCTTCCCAATCCACTCCTTCTTCCGCTGCTTCTTTATCCAGTTCTTCCTGAGCTTTGTCGTGTTCCTCTGGAGATCCATACTCAGAAATCCCTTCACACAGGGCAGAGAAAAACTCATACACACTCATGCATGTCTCTGCTTCAAAAATAATACTGGTATCCGAATCAAAATCCATTAGTTTATCAGATTTTTTACGGAAGACAGTTTTTTCGACTTCCACTTTTTCCTTCATTTTCACAAGAAGGTTTTTAATCTCACAAAGAGGAACGAAAGCAAGAGCAACACCAGGGCCAGGAGCTTCGGGATCCTCATTGATTCCTCCGAAATCAAAACCTACTGTTATATCTTTTTCTCCATCCCATTCTCCATGATCGAAACATTCAACAAATTGCATTGCCTGCAAATAGTCAATGCCTTGCCATTTTTCATCACTAGTTGGTTCAGATTCAAGACCATCAATCCAAAGTTGGATGTCGTAGCCATACAACGCACTACTGAACACAATATTAAATACTTCCTTCTCTGCTTTAATCAGACGGAACACATCTCCCAAAGTAGTATCCTCAGCAAATCCGATAGCATCGTTCAGAGAATAACGGAAAACAGTTTTTTTATCTTTATCTATTGCTTTCTTAATAACGACTTCTGGTTTCTCACCTTTTACTTCTTTAACAGAAGTAGGGAAATGTCCCATAGCACGAATTTTCCTTGCAGCTTCCTGAGTGTCGGCAGCGGTGATGATAATGCCGTTAAGTTCTTGCCCCATCGCATCAAGTGCTTCACAAGTGAATACAGGGCCAGAATAAATTTCAGGTTCTCCCTGCTCATTCCAGTCCCAAATCACTATTTCATCAGACTCTTTGGGGGTATCCTGATCTGTATATATAACTCTATTTTTTTCTATAACAATCACTTTTTATAACTCCTTGCTATATCAACACTTAGGAAATATACTTCCATTAACAGTCTTATAGTAACCTATTTTTTGCTATATTACAATAACTATTTTCTAAATCTATACCTAAATATTGTCTGTTTAGAGTTTTGGCTGCCAGACAGGTCTGCCCTGAGCCACAGAAGGGGTCCACCACCAAATCCCCCTCTTTCGACAGTAATAATATTAACTCACTTACCACTTTTAAGGGATATACGGCAGGATGGTCAATGCCTTTGGTATCAGCCACAGAAGTTTCTATAATGTCTCTTTTAAGCTTCTTACCATACATTCTTATAATGGTATATCCTTGCTTGTCTATTTGGCTGTTCCTGCCTCCAGGTTGGCCCCCAAAGGCTTTTTTATGTATCCCTCGTATCTTCATCCTAAAATCAGTTATTTTGCCTTCATAGAGGTCTCTGAGAGTTTTATCAAGATTAATAATGGCGTTATGTTTCTCTTGTATAGTAAGGGAAGATCCAAAAACTAACTGCTTATAATGCGTATTTCTTTCAGAGGCAGTAACCTCAATATCCTCTTCTGCAAATATATCAATATCTTCTACCCTGGAGTTGTATTTATTCCTATCTTCTTTATTAGTTCGGGATAGGAAACTATGAAGATCATAATAATAATCATCACTTTTAACAAAGTGGAAAAATGGCTCTGTAGCACTAACTAATCTTTTTTGGTGAGGTTTGGGAGTTGGGTTAGTTTTGGCCCATGTGATGTTGTTTATCAGTTTCACAGGGAAATTATCTAACATTCTAATAGCAAATTTATAGGGTATCAACCGAAGTGATTTGTCTATATGTTTATCCCCTAAGTTAAAAACAATATTGCCTGTATCTTTGGTTATTCTAACACATGATTGAAAGACATTATATAGACGATCCAGATACCGATCAATAGAGCGTTCCTGCCCTATCTCCCAACCGGCTTCTGGATCATCCGCATCTCTCCTCTGAGCGAGATTATATTTACGTTGTTGAAAGTAAGGTGGAGAACTGAGTATCAAATCAACAGAAGAACTGTCTAATAAAGATAATTCCTCTGAAGCATTCCCACATATAATTTTATTCATCATCACTGTCCATACCCATATTCTTATCTAGATCCAGATTCTTATCCAGATCTAGATCCCTATCCATATCTAGATCCATTCCAGTTGAGCGGAAAAAAGTAGTAAAATGTTCTGACATCATGTTTTTCAACGAAACTAGATCTGCTCTAGTATTGAACATTAATGCTCTTGTCTTTTTATTATCTTGTTTGGCCTTCTTCACTTCACTCTGCAACTCTTTATTTTTTCTTCTCAACGACTTTATATCTTCAAGCAGATCCTTCATCTCTTTTTCTATCATCTGCCTTAGATTCCCCTCCAACACCATCTTGATATCTGCTCTAATATCTTTTTTATATCGTTCTTTAAGTGCTTCTTCGATAGCCTGACGATGTAACTCTTCTCCTCCTGTACCTTCATACTGAGTCACATGATAAGGCTCTCCTATCCAACTTGCATTTGTGCTTACATACGATCCCACTCCATCACCTGCTATTCTTTCTTCCAACTCTTCTATCGCCATGGATTATCCAACCTCCTATAACCCATCAATTATTTCCCATTTAGTATATTTTTCCAACAACTCTCTCATACTTTCCCCAAGCTCTTGCACAACTTTTTTAGTGTCCTCAAGATCTGACCCTATATTCTCTACTGCTTTTTCTGCCTTAAGCAGTTGATCTGATTTTGTAGTTTCTAACTTCTCCACTTTATCCTCTAGCAAACTAATCCTAGTTTTCATAGATTCAACTTCTCTACTTTGTTCCATAACTCTGTTAGCCTCTTCATATGTCACCTCACCATGACTCTTCATCTCTTCTAAGATCCCCTCTGCTTTATCGTCACCTCGGAATCGACTCATTAACCCTTCTAGTACCTTCTGCTGGAAATTAGGATCATTATATATGTCCGGGAGTGGTTTGGTCTCATCATCACGATGAGCAGCACCTTGCTCTACTACCTGATCTACCAACGGCTCTAATATCTTTTTCCACGATGACTTTTCCTGTTCTTCGATAGCTCTCTTATTCGCTTCTTCTTGAGTTTCATATCTCATTCTTGCAGAGTCTATCCGACTCTGATTGTGTTTTGCTTCATTGTGTCGCATAAAATTTTCATAGCTGCCGAAGGTTCGGTCCCCACCTTCATAATTATAGTCATCAAATAACGTTGTCATATTCCCAATCTATTATATCAAATTTTGTAAAATTAGTTTCCCAGTCTATCCCAGCTTTACGTAAGTTAGATTCCCATTCTACCTGTATTTCATGCTCGACCAACCACTGCTGTTGTTGCCTCATCATTAAATTATATTTTCTCTGTTCCTTAATAATATATCTAGCTTCTTGCTCACAACCTCTGACTATACAATCTTCTAATATATGTCGAAAAAGTTTTTTACTTTTCCCATTAGCATAACGATGTGGGGCATAACCATATCTCTGTCCTGGCAATGTGCCTTTCCACTCATTCATTTCTTGTTGCATCCTTTTGTTGTGATCTAATATTGCTTTATATTCTACTGTCATCATGGAAGCACGGGCTTCAAACCTACATATATTAGCTTCTCTGCTTAGCCCATCTATCCAGCTAAAATATTTCTCTTTATTCTTCATCTACTCCCAGTATATCCCATTTATCATAATCATCTTCAAGATCTTTAATCTGCTTCTTTTGTCCCTTAATAACCTCTTTAGCGACCATAAGATCTTTCTCTGCTTTTTTTGTCCGTTTGACATATGCCCCCATCTCTAATTCTCTTTTTTGAATTTTCGAGACAGCAGATTTTAATTTTTTGCGTAAATCTCTTAACTCGGTTATTAGATCCTGTTTAGTCATCCCTGCCGTAGAAACAGTTTTATCTTTCTTCTTAGTAACACTAGACACTATTAGACCTTGTAGGAAATCTTGTGTGACTCGTTTTCCTTTTTTATTCATACCTTCGTAATCTACCCAATATAATCCTGGCCCAGATTCTTCTGCTGTAATTGTAAGGCTTTTACCTACTTGCTCCCATACGTCATCAATAATTTCATTAACTTGGACGACCATGCTTTATACATCATCTATTAAAGGGTCGGGAGCAATAATAATAGGAGTAGTATTGGGACGTTTATATATGCTCCTCCACAACTCATAAAATGTCTTGGAGTTCAGGATATTACCCCGGAACACTGATTCTGCTTTCCGCTCAGATTGGTAACATCGTTGAGCATGTCTCATTCTCTGAGAATCGGTCCACACTTCATTCCATAACCTTACATCCTCTGCATCCACCATACCACTCAAATCGATATCACCATAAGGATGATCTGTGCCTAGAAAAATAGATACATCAAACATATGAGTAGTATCTAATAACTCTATATTAAAACTTTTAATCATAGAAGGATATTCTTTGACAGCATTAGGGTCTTCCTGTAAAGGAGTGACAATATAGAATTGCATAGATGCTAACTGCATAGCTATATCATTCGCATCGGAAATCGGGAAGTCTTCCATATCAGGATCAACTATTGGATTAGATTTCGATTGTTGCCGATCATCTGAATTACTCCACTCTACCGTACGATCTGCATAAGCCAAACAAAAATGGTATGCACCAATAACTCCAACTAATAACAGTATCACAAAAATTAACAGATCATTTTTTCCTTTGAACAACTTCATCACTTACTCCTGTATTAATATAAAACGGGTTTTCTATTTCTATGGGCCAATTCTACTTTCACCCATTCATCATTTTGACTATCAGACAACTTGTTTTCTGGATTTATTGTAGAAGATAATCCTTGATCGTCTGTAACCTTTAAAGCGAAATAATACAGACCGACTTCCATAGTTGTAGAGTAGAATGGGTTCTTAAATATTCCTACTACCTCACCAGTTGCTCTTCTGCTAACATATTGAAAGGGAGCAGGAAGAGAGGGATCATATTCTATCGTTGCGAATAAGGCTAGGTTGTTTGGATCTGTACTATTGGGATCTCCCAGATCTATAAACCATTCATACAACATAATTTCTCCATCAACATCATTAGAGCCACCTGCATTAATACCCATACCCACCACATAAATATTAGGATCAGTGACATGCTGATAGACAGTTATTTGTATACCACCGAAAGCTGTGGAAGTTAAAATACACACTAACATTATTACTACTAAATTCTTCAACATTCTTAATCTCCTTGGCTCTAAAGCCATGCATTAAAAAACGGGACTTGTGCCCACCATTGTTCCATCAGTCTATCATCCTGAATAACTACATTTAGGAAATGATCTTTTTCCTTTTCATAGGCAGCTTTGCATTTTTCATTGCATGCAAAGTCACCATCACAATTAAGCAACTTCATATCTAATTCGTTTTCAATCTTCTTTTTGCAGAATTGGCATTTCATCTTTATCAACTCTTTTTCCAATTTCTTTTTCTGAGACTCGTTCATAATGTATGCAATGTTTTGCTAAGATACGTTTTAGATCACGGTCGGCAGCAGAGACATGGCCACAGATAAATTCAATGTTACTTGATGAATGCAATACATCTAGCATCGCATCAGGCAAATTACATGAATAAAAATTATCACATATAGCACAACTTTTATGTATCATTATCATCTTCCTCTATCTGTATTAATGCCGCTCTATTAGTCTCCTCCTCTTCTTCCTCCTTCGGAGCGACTTCTTGACCATCATTCACTAACAACTCTCGATCACAAGCAAAATTCATGAACCATGGCTTATTTAAATCAAACAACACTGCCCACCCAATATCGTCATATGCCTGCTGTATCTTAATACAAAAATAGGCATATATTTTTGAATGCCATGTGTCTACAGTTGTTATATGGTTCTTGATATATGCATCAATATCAAAACTATTATCTCCATTTCGACAAATTGAAATAAGATTAAAAGCTATAATTTTGTTGCCTGGTCCTAACAAAGCATAGGCTTTCCCTGTTAGGTACTCATCGATTTTGACCATAACACTTGGTATTACATGGCTATGTTGGTTCTCAAATTCTGCCAGAGCTTCTTCAGGGCTTACGGGCATTCCTACGTTTCCAATACTTTTTAGCAATCCTATTCAATAGTGGATCTTTAGGAGAAAAACATCTATCCTCTTTCACAATCGATCCCCATCCATTTACCAATATATCCTTATGATATTCCACTCTCTTAAATCCATATAACTCTACCATTATATCGGCAGTTTCTTCATAAATCTGATTAAAAGTTGTATATCTAGCACCATGTATCCCCCAGTTCAGTAGATATTTATCAAAGCCTTTTTGTACGAACTTGGTAACTACTTTTAAGTACTCTTCTTTGGCTCTCTTTAGATCTTCCTCCCACCACTCTCCTTCATCTACATCAAGCCAATGAAAACGATCTCTCCTATTCAACAGCAACTCTAACACAGATTCTATAAATATGTTGTTAAACTGTTGGGTGGTGAATGCTTTTTTATGCTGCAACTCTACTGAGCCACTGTCTTCCATAGAATCATAACCTATTCGATAGATATACATTTTTTACCTTATATAATGTAAGCGTCACATATCCGTTTGATATGATTGAAGAGATTTTGATAGATAATCCTACGTCCAATGGTAAACCTATCATCTGAATCTGTGATGTCTGGATTTTGCAATTCTTGATACAGGACTGTCCATTGCCCATCGAGACACCAACTCAGGAAATCATTAGCCAAATCATTTTTAGCTTGAGATGTTTCTCGCGGGAAAGGGGCACCCTCAAAAGAGTTATCTATAACCAACTGAAATAACATTTTAGTCATGCCTCGTTTATTTTCTAGAGCAGGATCTTCAATATTATTTAATCCTTCTATCACATTGTTCATTTGTCCTTCTACAATCATCTTCGTAAGCTCTTCTGCTAGATCAGTCTGGAAGGGGAACAATGCATCTCTTCTCATCCTCAAATCTTCCAGCCTTTGCATCTCTATCATTTCTTCTTCAAACCTTAGCGTGTCTAGCCTATCCCTCTCCCTCTCCATCTCTGCTATCCTTACTAACTCCATCTCTCTCTCTAAAGCGAATGGATCCTCTCCCGTAAAATCTATTCCAAACATCTCTGCTCCAAACATCATTTCAGGTGGAGCAGAATCTAAAAGAACATCTTCTGCGGCAGGTTCATTTACTACAGGAGGGATATACACAGGATAACCGCCGAAGTTAATCTCTTCAGGTTGGCATCGGGAGCAAGGAGTTAAACCTAGACTCGTTGCTCGTAAAATAGTCATTCCCGAAATATCTTCACTATGGCTTAAATAACTGCAATCTTGTTTATGATATTTAGTTCCACTAACCGTAGCATAAACAAGCACTGATTGTAATGCTTCTGCCACATAGCCGTTAGGATCACTGGGAGGGAACCCTGCCAACCAATGATTAGAGAACTCAGCAAAATCTATGAGATTAACTACCATATCTCCATTAGTATCGAACGCTAGATCCCCATATTCTAAGTATGAAACTTTCAACGTCAGATATTGAGTATCATATAAAGCCGAACCAACAGGAGGAGCATCTACTGCTACTATCCTTACAATATGATCACCAAGTTGATCAGGTCTTGGAGTCCAAGAAAATAACTGAGGCCCATATTGAGTTCCCTCGAAATATGCTCCATCAGGCAAATTCTCTACTTTAATTTCTACTGGATCTCCATCAGGGTCAGTTGCTCCAAAGACATGCTCCCATGGCTGATTAACAGTTAAAGAATGGATTGTATCAGAAACGGTAATTCTCACACTATTATACTCAATCACATTATTTGGATCGATGGTATAAAACCAAACACTGTATGCACCATCTTGCTCATCTTGGGGAGTCCAAGAAAATACGTTACTTCCAAATTGAGCATTCAGAGGCAAGTTCTTCACATACAAAGGTAGGTTTGCAACAGACCCTACTTTGAAAGTGATATTCTCACCTTCATCTACTTTGTATACCGGGGATTTATCAATAGATCCACCTACTATATCGGTGATCTCCACGTCTTGAGCTATTGCTGGTGAAACCAGCATAACTACTGCCAACATCATGAGAGTCTTTTTGAACATCTCTGGTCTCCTTACTACTTCGTTAATTGTTTCAGTTCTTTCGTATCAGATTTGATACTCTCTTTTAAATATTTAATACGTTCTCTTTTTCTGATTTTTGCTTTAGTCTCATCATTCTCGAAATGGAAAAATATACTATATAAACCATCATTGCGACTGAACGGAAGATACTCCCCTCTCTTACCATCACAGATCTTTGTCCAATGTTTATCCCCCTTCTTCCATATCCATAATTTATATGCATTATCTACTATATTGGCCCAATCATCACCAGAGTTACGGTCCCACACTATATAAACAAGTGCTTTAATGGTAGAATGTCTTTTAGGGACAAAAGCCATAGTTTTACAACCACAGCCAGGATCCACTTCTTTTTCTTCATAATTATACTTTGGCATATTTCACCTCGACTCACATTATAACCGCTTTTTTCCACTTTTAAATCTAATTTTTTACACTTTTAACGATTCCGGATCATAGAACGGTCTAAAGATGGTAGGGGTGATAATACTAAATTCAATACCATATTTGGCCAATTTCCGTAAATCTACCATATTCGCCATAACTTTACTATATGATGTGCGGTAATAAGTAGCTGCACCATATTCTTCTGGATCAGATAATTTTCTCCTATCTGTGTACCCTTGCCCATACCAATGTTGCCCCTCTTTTTTCTTAGCTAACTGCTTTCTAGAATAAAATGTCAAACCATCCAGTCCCACTGCCTCTATCCGGGCTGCCCCGTTGAAATGAGCAAATAGAATAGCACCTAGTCCCACATTTCTAGGATAGCCATGAATCACTCCCCCCTTCAAATAAAATTTATCATTTATATGGGATAATTTCATTTTTAGATATGGTTTGTCCCATTTCGTTCTAATTCTAAGTCTTAAAAAGCCTGTAGGGAATATCGGCATAGAATCTTTGTGGATATGATGACCAAATTCTTCATATCTAAAGTGATCTATAAACATATGATAATCTGGTTTTTCTATTATTCCCTTTACATAGTTGCAACCGATAGTTACTAGATTATTTTTCTCTATATAGGTAGCAATTGCATCTTTGTATTTAAAAGCATTGGGACCTGTGGCAATAACCAGAACATGTCGTCCTGCTAAGTCTTTGATGGTTTTTCCTTTTTGGCCGGACCTTTTTTAATCTCTCCGCTATCTACTTTAGATTTGGCTGCATAGTCTTCACTTCTGCCATAGTCCGTTTGATAAAAACCACTGCCCTTAAATATTAAACCCCCGCCCATCCCTATTAACCTTTTAAGTTTAGACTTCTTACATTTAGGACATTTCTTTTTAACTTTGTCATTTATAAACTGGAATTCCTCAAACTGATGGTCACAAGCATCGCACTTATAATCGTAGGTAGGACTCACGGTTCAATCTCCCCCATCTCTGTGTAATAATAAAATATACCCCATGCCTTTGCTCCTATTTTTACATGAGGGTTATATAATATGCTTGCAATCTCATCTACTCCCATCTCGAATGCTTTAATCTCTTCTGAGGCTTCTAGATGCTCATCACTAATCTTCCCCTTCGCCTCTACAAACATTATACGGCATACTTCATCTGACAAGCCTGGAGAAGAATAGACATTGTTACTGGCTTTAATAACTTTCACCAGATCCAACCCTGTTTCTTCTTTCAATTCTGCTCTAACAGTATCTACTATATCTTTTCCTTCTAAAAGGCCAGCAGGGAACCCATACTCATAGTCATTTAATACTACTCGGAATTCTTTTGTAACTATTAGCTTCCATTCACCAACTCTCTTAACAAAAGGAACAATCACTACGGCATCTACACTTTGATCGTTGATCGGATCTTTCTTACGACTAGCGAAAACCCACTCAACCATCTTCGATTTGGCATTTCTATATTTAATCCTAAAAAGGTTAAGCCATTTAGTATCAGTAATTTGTTCGATTTCGATAATTTTATTCTTCGACAACATTAGCTAAATCCTTATTTAACAGTTTTTTATAGTTATTTCTATATACTTTAATACAATTTTCTATATTCTCTTTTAGCATAATTTCAAACAAAATGCAAGGATCAAATTCGGCTAATTTAGCCAATTTATACATTAATGGGATATTCGGGCAGCCCCCTTCTTCCACTATCGCGAATCGTTGTGGGTTAAAACCCGTTTGTTTGCAAAATGTATTACGATTTATCCCCAATGATTTCATCTTCTCTTTAATAAACTTATTTGATTCTGGGAATAGTATTTTATCTGATATAATACCATCTGTTTTCGGAGCAAATATCGCCGTCCATTTGTGCTGGGCCGGTTGGAAATTTTTAAAGTTGTCTCTATAGTTCTTTTCAAATCTATGCCGCCTGTCTTGCAAAGTCATTTCAAGTGCCTCTTCGACATCATAAAGTAAATATTTGGACATTTGTATAACAACTTTTTGAGAAGGTATATGTGCCCCAGAAGAATAATGTCCCATACGAGAAGTAGAGGTTCCGATTGCTCTAGATAAATCAGTCTTTGTAAAGTCCGATGCAGCGATACACTTACTTAAGAATACTGAAAATTCAGATTGGTCTATTTTACTTGCGGCAGATTCTCTCTTAGCAACTCGAACCTCGAACTGCTCATGGAGTACGGCGTCCTCTTTCTTCAGGTTTCGAGGAATCTCTTTTATTTTGTCTGAGGTTTTTTGAAGATACGTTTCTACTTTTTTGTCCATATAGGCTAAAAGAATTTTTATCCTCTCTTGTACCAGCATATCAAACAACTTATCAGGGACGAATTCTAATATCTCCGACAACAACAGTATACGCTTAATAGTAGGAACCAGTTCTCCTCTCTCCAACTTACCCACTTCACTTGCCTCTGTCCCTAATAATGCCCCCACATCCTTTTGTAATAAATTTCGCTTTTCCCTCTTCAACTTAATAAAAACACCACATCGAGGAGTATAAAATCTAAGACGCACAATCATATCCTTATGATGTCTCTCAAAATTAACTCTTAAATCGCCGGGAACTTCATGATAATCTTCAAACTTTTTATATTTATTAAATATCTCTCTTTGCTTTTTAATATAAAGAAGCAGCTTGTCCTTATGCACTATGCCGCATATTTGATATGGGTCAATTCCCAACCAACGAGAAATATCACAAGTGAATTCTGTTGATGGAGGTTGGACATTCTCTTCTACTTTCCTTAATGCACTTGTCGTATAACCTGTTATTTTATATATGTCTAAACGAGATAACCCCCTAAACTCTCTCTGGCTCTTGATTATATCCCCCGCAGTAGCATTTTTTGTTTTTCTTCTTTCTTTCATAAATACATCAAATCATCAAATGTGAGATCTTTCCTGTTAGTATATCCTTTTAACTTTCTTAAAGCCCCATTTATTAATTGTTCCGTCCGTTGACGAGTGGTCCCATACATCAGAGAGATATCATCCATTTTACAACCTCTCTTGTAAAAAAGTTCAAGCACCTGTTGCTCCTGCTCTGTCATAAAGGCAGATGTAAACATATTTTGTAGTTCACTCCAATCGGTCAAAACATCTCCCATTTCTTCTTCAAAAATTGGGTCAAAAAAATTATCAACATCTGACTCCCCACCATCATGTGTAAACCCGAAGTCAACAGTTACATATCTATCGTAATATGTATTTCTAACTCTAATATAATGAGTTAGAGCAGAATTGAGGGCAAAAGCAGCATAAGTAGAAAATTTATTTCCCCGCTCTGGTTCAAACCTTTCTGCTGCCATGCATAAGTAATAACACATATAACTCTTTAGTTCATCTCCTTCATGATACTGAACTTTCTTTTGTCTCATAAACTTCATGAATAGATTAAGCATCAGAGGGAAATTATCTGATGCTAACTTTTTCTGCTCTTCCGTTAAATTATGAGGGCCATATCTTCTACCCATCTCATCCCTTCTCTTTCACAAAAAAATCCTCTAGTTGATAGTCGCCCTTTTGTATTGTCTCTCTTATTTTTTCCAGGGATCTTCTAACAGTACTTTGGATACTAGCTGTTGATCTCTTATATTTTTTACCCAAAATCCTATATGTATTACCATTGTAATAGTAATCATACATAATGGTTTCTTCTCGTTTGGTCAGCCCAGAATTATATAAAAAATGATCTAAATGCTCCTTGTCAATTTTTATCTCACGATCAGAATTAACTTGATCTTCACCCTCCCCCATTTCTGTCACATCATAAGGGCAAAAAGTAAGTTTTAGTTTGCTCCGTTGTTGACCGAACAAATGAGAATAAACTTTTCTTGTCTTGAAGATAAAGCCGTTATATACAAAACTACTAAGTTTCGACCCTTTACCCTCTTCGTGGTTCAGAACTGACCTGCAAAACGACATATGCAATTCCCCTATCAACTCCTCTATCTCCAATAGGGGTAATTCATTGTTATTTCTCAAACGAGAAATATACGCTCTTAAAAGTGGGTAATTATCAGTGATCCACTGTTTCTGCTCATCTGTAAGTTTTACACTATTACTCATTACTACATAACGACTTATAAAAATTCACTAGTTATTCCATATACTTATATAATATAGTGATTTTACCACTTTTCAAGAAAAAAAGCCATAGTGATAGTCACTATAGCTTTAGTTATCGACAATATAGACAGGCTCTATTCAACTAGACTTCGAGTTCCCTCTAGCATATCCGGGGTAACACTAATATCAGTAGCGGCCCAAGCATCTTTCAGGAACTCCATTATATACTTATACGACAAATATCCATATCCTGCTTGCCCCCAAAATTTACTCCAACTATTCTTAATTTTTAGCAACTCTTTATCGTCGTCGTATCCCACTACACAAATCGCATGATATGAATAGACCGTATCAGGATCCTGGGGATAAGGCACAACTCCATTAACTAAATTACCATACATCTCTGCAAAACAAGGGATACCGATTACAACAGGACCAATCCATAAAGCTCTCTTCATTTCTTCCAAACTAGTTATTCTATAATAAGAGCCAATAGTTGTCCACCTAGCTATGAGATGTGCCCAAGCTTCGGGCTTACCAATGTCTTTAGTAGTGGCTTTATAAGGCCATGCTTGTTCAGTAGGGACTCCTATCTTACTCAGTACTTTCATCGCTGACCTGATATTAGTTCCTTGTTGATTTGGCCATGGATCAATTTTTTTACAATTCCAGTAAAGCCATTGCTCTGAAAGATTATAATGTGGTTCATCCCTTCTGTATGACTTCCCTGCTGCTACTTCTGCATCATGTTCTTTTTTCTCTTGACACTCTTTCATGGCTACGGTAGCAAATGCGACACAACTACCAAGTTGACCTTGGAATTTAACTGATGCCATATCTGCGACATGATCTACTTTCTTAGGGAAAGCATCTGAGACATCAGCAGTAATAATCACAGGGCCTGTGCCTGCTTCTCCCATCTTTACATACGTATCAAGAGTATAATCTCTCTCGTCGATAGGATCTTGCTCAAGGCCACCGGCCATATATTTAAACTGTTTCATAGTTATAACCTCTTTAATATATCTTCTCCTTTTCGTGCATTTTCCCTTTTATTTTCTTATTCCATCTTTCGTTCTCTTTCTCGATTCTTTTTCTTAGTTTATGTTGCCTGTAACCATCTAGAAAATGAACGATCCAATCCACAGGAGACCATTTACGTGTTTTTACCATTACAAAATTACCTTATATGATGGCCCGTACCCCCATAATAAAAGAAATTTGATCACGCCATCGGATGACCAAATTTATACTATGGTTTTATATTGTAAACAGTAATTTCTACATAACTATTTGAAATCCTTCATCTAATTCCAAGTAAAATTGATATCGGCTACTGGACGCTCTGCAATAAGTTTTTTGACTCTAGGATTGAATATATATAGCCCCTCATCATAAGCGAATCTTTCTATTATTATGCTCTGACCCTTTAGCAAAATAGGGAACCTTTTCATGTATTCCTCACTATCAGTCATAATAGAGTTATAAGGGCCATACACGATTTTCCTCACCTTTACCTGAAGCATGGCTCTCACACAGTCAGAGCAAGGAAAACCAGTTATATAGAAAACAGATCCAATCAACGAAGTATTATGCCGTGACGATAAATAAATACAATTACGTTCACTATGCTCCATATATATATACTTCTCAGGACGAGTTGTAGGGATTACTTCATCATCTGAACCTTGGGGTGGGCTATTGTACCCCGCAGAAATTATTCCTCCCTCCGGATCTATTGCTATACAACCATGCTTAGTAGAAGGATCAAGAGACTTTCTTGCTATTTCAAAAGCTAAGTTCATACAGTATAAATCAGTACAAGGGCGGCCTAATTGATCTAAACCTAACCTGTTGGCCATGGCAGAGTCTCCTTAATAATCCTACATACACCTTTTTTTATCAAATCCGACAACACAAAGTTACAAGTTCCATACCCAGGAATATGAGCGGCTTCTTTAATTCCTACAGTAATACATGACTTATCACTTACTGGCCCATCTTGCACTTCCGCCCATTTAGATAAAAGAAAGTCAAAAGCTGTTGGGTAGTATAAAAGATAATGTTCTGGCGTTTTAACCAGCATATAAATATCGTTATCCTCATTATATTTAGCATAATATTCTAAATTATAATCTTTAAAATATTGTGGCCCTGTAAAATTTTTCACCTCTAAATAACTAATATCGTCCCTATAAGTAATTTTATAATCAGGGTAAGCAAGTTCTTTTTTCCTTTCGGAAAAATTACCTATTACCAACAGCCCTTTAAGATCACTACCACAACTTTCCCATTTAACAGACCCTCCGAAAGCCATACATGTCTTCTCAAAGTCCTTATAACAATTCAAAAAAGTTCGGTGTTCATTATAATGATGCACGACCGACATATTCGTAAAGTTTGCGGGGTTTCTACCATCTATCCTTGTGTTAAAACTGCGTCTGTCTCGCTCAGAGAAGATTCCCTCTCCCACACAAAAATCTATATATTTACACATCTTTACGCTTACCGATTCCTCCAATGCTCTATTTTTACTTGCTTTGGCAGCCATCTCCATCAACTTTTTTTCTGCTTCTAACTGTTGGTCAGTTGCCAAATTACCTTTTGGCAAAAAATGTTCCCGTGCTTTCATCATTAAAAATCCTTAATATCCCACACTTCTTCTACCCTTAACATATCTTCAGATAACTCCCCCCTTGCTATCTCTAAATATTCCTTATTCACATCTATCCCCACATAATCCTGGTTATAAACAAAAGCAGCTTGGCCAGTCCTACCTGTTCCATTAAAAGGATCCAACACCAAACAACGACTACTCTCTTTAACATCAGGCTTAGGTTTGCATTCGCATTTTAATTGCCACCCTGTCACTGCTAATCTTAAAGCATAACCCTTTTTATTATCTGCTGGCTCTTTCACTTTCTCTATTGTTCTCTCCCAAGGTTTTTTACAAACAGGGCAGCATCCCTTCTCTGACGTAGAGGCTTGTATGCAAGGAGTAATAAGTGGAATAGGGAATGTAGCATAATGACCTCCCTTGAAACTTGATACCGCAGTAGTCCAAACTGCTCTTTTGTTCCTCTTCCCATAATGCTCGAAAGTTCTACCCTGGTCCATACGAAATGTTCCTTGTTGTTCATTAGCACCAAATTTTCGTGCTTTACCAGTGTGACTATTTGTGTCCTCCAGTACCGCATAATAATCATAAAAATATTTAGAGGATTTGCTAAACATAAAGACATACTCATGTCCACGAGTTGGTCTATCCTTGGCTCCATCAGGCATAGGATCTGTCTTGTTCCAAATTATATCACACCTCAAGTACCATCCATCTTTTCTCATTGCCAAAGCAAACATCCATGGGATACCTATTAAATCTTTTTGTTTGATCTCAGGGTGCTTAAATGCTTTCCTATCTGCCGATCCCTTACTCCTACCTTTTCTCGCAAACCCTTTTGTGGCCCTGCAAAATCCAGCATTGTTATTATACCCATCACCAATCACTACCCAGAGAGTCCCATCTTTTCTCAATGTTCTCTTTACTTCTTTGAATATATTTACCAAATTCTCTATATATTCTTCAGGAGTGGTCTCTTGACCTAATTGATCATCTGCACAATAGTCTCTTAACTGCCAATAGGGAGGAGATGTAACGCAAGTATGAAAAGTATTATCAGAGATACCTTGCAATTTTTCTGCTGCGTCACCATGTAACAACATAAATTTATTCATTAAGGCTTCCCTACTTGCTCTACAATATAATCCATTATCTTATCTTCTTCATTACAATAAAAACACTTATATTTAAGAGACAATGCATCTAACATTCTCATTATCTCTTTGTCTATTTGCTTGGACTCTACCAAAGTGTGATATCTTCCTTCCTCTCGGTAGTATTTTTCTCTCCGCTTAATAAATATATTCAAAGAGGGAAAGTGTTCTTCAAATGCAATGCAGATATCAAGCATCGAGGGACTCAGCCATTCTCCACGAATATTGGCATAATAATAGTTAAGCAAAAGAGGATTGTCGGTTGTAATAAGATCCACCCCAGATCTCAGGAACACATCTTCCTGCCTCACTTGCTTAGACATTAGATAGGAAGAGTCTAAACCTCCTAGAGTGATAGGGATGTAAGTCCATAACTTAATAGACTCTAAAACTAATTCTACATCATACCCCTTCATTTTTAATTTGGAGAAGGCATACCCGTTCAGAGTGCTTTTCCCTGAAGCCGGTCCACCGTATAAATTTATTCTTCTTATCTCTCCCTTAGAAGGGGATGTCGTCAGGGGCAGGGCCTGGGTTAAGGGATTGGCCGCCGGAGATGGGGTGGTTTGTTTCATAACTTGCTCCTTCATCTGTATCACTCATTAATAAATTATTACCTATTGCATCATTGATCTTGATCCCCAACATTTTAGTAAAAACCTTCATTGATGCCTGTCTTAACTTTTCATTTTCGGGAACATACATGCAGAATTTCATCCTCTTCCCATTGACATTGGAGAATAAAATCAAACAATCGGGATAAGAAGGCTGCATAGTGAAGAACAGAGGTAAGTCGAAATAATCTAGAATACCTGCACGTCCATAATATAGGATATCTTCATATGGTTCTTCTCCGAAATATATTTTAGACAGATGGTGCCCTAGTCTTTCTCCCACACATAACCACCCTTGAGTTTCAAATCCCAAACCATCAATAACGAATCTTCCTGCATTAACATCAGATTGTACAACAGTGGTATCAGAAGATGTCAATTACCTCCCCCATAAAGGAGGAGGCTTGTAATTACCTAACAGAGTCAGGCACTACAATGGGCTGATTGACAACAGCCCTACTTAGATAAGATATACTGTCTAAGTAATTTTGCTTAAT